CTATCGTGGGTGTATCTGAGAATCTAAGCGCTTTTTATTTCGCTATCTAAAAAATTTTTTTTCTGGGTATTTTTTGAGTCTGTAGCGCTTTCTCTCTATCTACTATCATGCTTCATTTCAGAGCATTTAGTACTAGACCATATAGAGATGTCGTGTTAAAATAGATTGTGTCTTTGGAAAAGAATAGTATACTCTTTAGAGTATCTTATAGATCGTATTGAGTGATACCTGTTCTTATACAGTACTCTCTATGAGTCTCTCTCTTTACATTCATGTTCTTTACATAGAGTGATCTCTTTTGATCATTCATAAGTTCACTTTTTGTCTTTGGTTCTTTCTTTGTATTCTTCATATTCGTATTGTATAACCGGTACTACTAGTGGTAGAAAGAGTATGACTGGTATGATCCATAGTAGATTATAGAACATTCTTTCTATACCTATCTTTGACTGATTGTTTCTTTAGTCTTATCACTTCTTTCTCTAATAGTTGTATTCTTTCACTTATGACGGGATAGACTTCTTTGAACTTTCTATCTTGTTTGATGATATCTATTCCGAGCTTGTCTTCTAAGTACTTGTCTAGTTTGAGTAATGTAGGTAGTAACCAGTGAAATGTACCAGTCGTTGCTAGTTTGAGTACTAGTGCTTGAAGTATCTTAAGTACAAACGAGATCATGAGAGATAGAGATTGATAAGACTAAATGATAACAACATGAAACCAAACACTACTACTTGAACTACAGCCATAATCGTTATCTGTTTCATTGGGTGTACTTGTTCTATTCTATCAATCCATTCTACATCTGGTGATAGGTTGGCTACTTGTAATAGTTTTTCTTCGGTTGATTTCTTCATGTTATGTCTGTAACTGTACTTACTTCTATATCTATATATGTTTCTTTTTGAAGATCGTATACGAGTATCTTATCACTATTTTTCTGGAAGTCTTTCGGTATGGTACAGAAAACAGTATGTTGTTTGTTCTTCGTTACGAGACTATTGAAAGTCACTTGGCGGTGTTGAAGATAGAGTTGAGAGTGTATGTCGTTGAATGTCATACCTCTATATATGATTGGACTGATTTGAAACCGCAGGTACACTTTTGTTATACTGTTTACATGATAAAGAAAAAGCTGAGAAAACTAGATACATGGTTCTTCTGTTCAGAAGTATCAAATGTTTTGACTCCATTCGTGATTATATCACTTCTATTTACAGGTATGTCATTTGCAACTTCGTAGAAAAGTCGTAGTGACCTGGTTAGATTACATGAGATTAAGTCCCAAAGAGTTAGCTAAAAAGATCAAAGAATCAAAGAAGGTGTATGAAAAAAGTTGATACCGCGGGTACACTTTTGTTATACTATGTACATAATGAAAAATAAAGAGGTAAATATGAAATCATTAATCAAATCAATCAACGCGATTGACAACATGAAAGACTTAAACAAAGTCATTGATGTCATTCGTAACAAACAAAAATCACTTCGTAGTGATCTTGTCAATTCGAAAAAATCGGAATTGGCTGTTGGTATGACTGTTAACATAAGTTCTAAAAAAGGAAAACTTGTTGGAGTGATCACAAAAATCAACATTTCTAAATGTGTTGTTGAGATCGAAGGTCGTGAATACAACTGTCCGATATCAATCATGGAGGCAGCGTAATGAAATACAGTATCATTCTTAAATCACCTAAAGACTATACAGGTCCTGGGTATGATCAAACAAAGATTTTAAACTTTGTAAAAAAACTTGGGTGGGAACTTCTTCCTGTTCAAGGTTCATACAACAAATGGTGGTTCACATCACAAATGGTTGAAGGTAAAAGATATCAGTTAATGAACGGTTCAAGATACTACAAGTTAGTGATCAACGGTTCAGACTTCGGTATCGAAGCTACGGGTGATCTCAACTCATGGTCATTCGCCGGTGAGATAAGATCAGAGATCAAAAGAATGAGAGACACTAAGGAGGTAGCGTAATGTATAGTTTAACAGTTAATGGTGTTGTCACTCTATATGATAACGAAAAAGAAGCGAGGAAAGCTTTCCATAATTCAGTTTCAGAATATGGTCTTGAGAATGTAATGGTTACTAAGGAGGTAGCGTAATGTCTAAGTATGTAAAATTAAATGATCTAACAGGTTTTGATGAAGAATTCAAAAACGCGTTAGGTGAACTAGAACAAAGAATCTTTGAATCGTATAACAAGTTCATGCCAGCGAAAGATGGTGGTAGACCGTCAATCGTTGAAGGTGAACATCCGATGTTTACAGAGTTCAAAGAGAACTTCGGATATGACACAGGTGGTCGTAAATATCTCAGGCTTGTAACAGGTGCCTTCGGTGAAGGTCAAACTTCTGTTTGGGGATTTATCAACAAAAAAGAATTCACTAAACCGTCAGGTATTACTTTCAAAGAAGGTGATCTTTTGAAATCAGCTGGATGGAATACACCGACTCTTAACAAACCAAGAGGTAACATCTTTGACGAAGATTACAAAGTTAATTGGACAGGACCTAACTACTTAAGATGATGTTAGACAGAATACAATATGATGATAACAATCCTCATCCTCATTGGGAAGAAGGTTGGTATTCATCAGCTTTCAAATACGAACCTATGACAGACTTTACAGACTTTGAATGTCTTGAAGAAATAACTGTATGGGATAAAGTTGAATTCGATATGCCAAGTCATACTTATGTTCTTAACAGAGCTGGGTATTGTAATGGATACTTTCCGAATAACATTATCACATTAGAGAATTGGGTTCAGTTCGGAAGATCAAGTAAAGGCTTCAGTAAGTCACATAGAAAATTCAAAAAAGTTAAAATAGGAAAATTATGATATTTAAATTAAACACACTTTATAAGAGAGACAGTAACGGAAAAGTTCGTGAGTACACTATTGAGTATACGCGTGATGGCGTTCTACCTGCTGGGTATAGAACTGTAGCTGGAATTCAAGGTGGTAAGTTAGTGACTTCTGAATGGAAACTTACAGAAGGTAAGAACATCGGAAAAGTCAACGCGACCACAGATGGTGAACAAGCTGAGAGAGAAGCGATCGCGAAGTGGGAAAAGAAAGAAGAAAAAGAATACTTCGAACACATAGATCAAATAGATAACGAACAACCGTTCAAACCTATGTTAGCTCACGATTACACAAAGAGACCACAGTCAAGTGGATTCAGTCAACCGAAGTTAGATGGTATTAGATGTATCGCGACAAAGAATGGATTGTTTACAAGAGCGGGTAAAGAGATCAAGACTTGTAATCACATAGTCGAAGAACTCGCTGATTTCTTTGAAACTGAACCTGAGATCAAACTTGATGGTGAGTTATACAATCATAAACTCAAAGCTGACTTTAATAAGATCACTAGTTTAGTTCGTAAAGTCAAACCGACTGTAGACGAAGAAGCTGAGTGTCGTAGTAAAGTTCAATATCATGTCTATGATATGTTTACTCCGGAACATGAGTTTCCATTTAACAGTCGTAATCAATTTTTAAAACAACACAAACACTTTCAAGACTTTGATCATAAATCAAAAGTTCAACTTGTAGAGACTACTCTATGTGCTTCTCAAGATTTACTTGACTCTAAGTACGCTGAGTATACTGAACAAGGATATGAAGGTCAGATGGTTCGTAACAATGAACCATACGAATGTAAAAGAAGTAAACATCTTCTTAAGAGAAAAGAATTTATAACAGAAGAATTCAAAGTCGTACAAGTACTAGAAGGATCAGGTAATTGGGCAGGGTATGCTAAACACTTTGAACTTGAATTAGAAGACGGCAGAGTATTCGGTAGTGGTGTGAGAGGTAATCAAGCTACACTTAAACATTTACTCTATCAAGAAGAACAACCTACTTGGGTGACTTGTCGATACTTTGAAAAGACACCTGATGGTATTCCAAGATTTCCAGTTGTAATAGATTGGGGAGTTGGAGAAAGAGAGGATTAATTATGAGTACAAGTATCAGAAGAAAAATAGACAATGAAGTAGAGTCTTCATTGAGTAAATTAGTAAAAGACAATAAGAAACACAAATATGGTTCTTCGAACCTTATAGGTCCTTTTCTATTTGAAGAAAAGAAATCTAAACAAATGTGGATGGGTCAAAAAGTTGAGTCACTACCGAGACCGACAAAGAATACAGTTGGTGTTTATGTGATTAGACATATACCCGATAATGTAATTGTGTATGTTGGTAGAGGTAATGTTCAACAAAGAATATCGAGAGTTAAAACTATACATAGCAACGAGGGTAAGAGAACAGGTGGTTCAATGCATGACGGTGCTAAGAAGATGTACGAACATGATGAAAACTTAGCTAACTATGATTACACTTATATATCATTTGGTGAGAAGAATGGTGATCCTGTGAAAAATATGTTACTAGAAATGTATAGTAAGATTGGAGAAGCTCATTACTTTAAAGCTTTCAATCCGATTTTTAACAAAGAAGAAATGATAGGTGTGTAAATAAAGTTGATACCGCGGGTACACTTTTAGTATAATATAAACAATGAGAGAAGAAATATTTTTCGTAAATTGGGTTTCGTAATGATATATGCTGTAACTGGTGAAATTTCCCTAAGTGAATTTTCTTCTCTCGCCCTTATAGGTATTTAGTACAATGACAAAGTTAGAATCAAAAACACCGACTTACACACTAGACTGGTATATCAAATGGATAGCTAGTTTCTTTGTGTTATGTGGTATGACAATAAGAGGTACAGAAGGTCTACAAGAATATGATCTTATGTTTTCTACAATCGGAGTGTTTCTCTGGTTGATCGTTTCATTCTTATGGAATGACAGAGCTTTGATACTATTGAATGGAATAGGATTAATATTTCTAATTAAAAATACAATTACTATGTGGATATGAAAAGATTTTTACTAATATACGCTTTAGGGTTATACACTATGTTTCTAATAAGTACTACTATCGGATCAAGTCCTGATCCGAAACCGAGAAAAGTAGAAACAGTAGAAAAGATGTCAAAAGAACAATACGAATTTTGTAGAGATAAACTTTTTAAAAAGTATCCTCACGAAGTCGATAAACAAGAATGGAGAGAATGTTTACATGGGAATGATTAATTTAGGATCATCAATGAGGTATGGACCTTCTGGTAAGAAAAGAAAAACGAATGCTTGGAAGACAAAGAAAAATACTATCATCGCACATCAACAAGGTAAGTACAAACCGAGTTTAGAACAACAACAAAGATTACAAGCTATGAAAGAACACAATGAGAAGTATCCTTCTTATAGTGGACCTAACGCTGGTAACACTTTAATCGCTGATGATTCATATAAGAAAGAAGCTTCGAAAAACTTTACTGTCGCCATCGGTTACAATAAAGGTGCTTATCAAGTTATACCTAATAACGAAATTAAACATATCGGAAAATAAAAGTATTATATATAACTAATATGGCAAGAAAAAAAACAAAATCAACGAGAGCTTCAAGAAAGACTATAGATGATATGCACTATGGTCCTGAACCGATGGGTGTAGATTATTTTGAAAATAATAACATCAACACCTTCTTTAGTTGGTACACATATTTTTACGATAGAAATAGATGTAATCAAATTATAATGGGGTACGCTAAAGAACACGGGTATAAGAATGCTAACAAATTTAAAAAATTATACATTCCAACTTCTGTGGCTTCAATCATTCGTGGACTAGAAAATGGTTTAGTCTTTCCAGATCATAAAGATTATCCTGATGAGGGATCAGCTGGTTGGCAGAAACATATTCATATCGAATTAAGAAAGTACAATAAGAAAGCTATCGAAATGAAAGCCGAAGACTTAGATAAAGGTAAGATCGTTAAGAAAAGAAAAACAGTTCAAGAAAACATGGAAGCTAAAGTTCGTGATCTTCTTGGTGAAGTTGATCATGCTATTGATCTATGGGATACAGATAAGTTCGATATGTATTCATATCTAACAGACAACAAAGTATCGTCAGCCGTCGCTAGTAAGATCCCAACACACTATACAGACTTACAACTAGAAATTCAAGATGCTATTCTAGGTACTGATCCTCAACTTAAAGAAGGATATAGTTTTATGAACATGAGTGAAAAGAAAGGTTTTCTAAACTTCGTTACTAAAATTATATTAGATACTGAAAGATACGCTGATAACAATAAACCAATTCGTAAGCCAAGAAAAGCTAAAGCGATATCAGCTACAAAGTTAGTATCTAAATTAAGTTACTTAGATCATGACCCTATCAATAAAGTTAAGTCTATTGATCCATCAAAGATTGTTGGATCCAAACAACTCTGGTTGTTTAACAGTAAGACTAATGAGATCATCAAGTATGATCAATCAGATAGAGCCGGACTAAGTGTTAAAGGTACAACGATACAAAACTTTAACGAGAAAACTTCATCAAGTAAGAAACTTGGTATGAAGACTGAACATTTTATTGATCGTATTTTAGACGCAGGTTCTATTGTACTAAATAAAGTTATGAGTGAAATAAACTCTAAGGCTAGTAAGGTTACTGGTCGAGTAAATAATAATATGATAATATTAAAGGTGGATTAAATAATGGCAATCGATTATTCAAAACTAACTCAAGATGCATCAGCAGCTGAAATACTAGAAGCAGCATCTAAGTTAAAATCAAAAAAAGAAAAAATAGAACTTCTACAGAAGTATGGTAACAGAGCTGACTTCATGTATGTACTTAGAGGTGCTTACGCTAATAACATAGAATGGTTAGTACCAGACGGTCCTTTACCAGAAGGTGTTGTACCATCTGCAGCTGTTTCAGTTGATACAGCAGAAGACAGATTGATTAGAGCATACAGAAATTTTCAGTATCTAGTCAAAGGTGGTCCAGAAGTAAAACAAGCTAAGAGAGAAGAAATCTATTTGAATATGTATAGATCACTTTACAACGAGGAAGCGAAACTATTACATTCAATCATCAATAAGAAACTACCATATAAAGGGATTACTAAAGCGATAGTCGCTGAAGCTTTTCCTACAGTTTGGCCAAAAGAGAGTAAGGCTTCGTCATAAATATATACATGACAAACAAATTAGGATTAACAGACGAAGAACGAGTTGTATTCTATACAGATGCTAGTGGTAAAAAACACCCTAGTGAAGTTAGAAGATATGACCCGATAATTGGTAGTGCTGTTCTTCGTGATCCTATGTTAAATAAACAAATAGAATTTTTGTGGAATTCAAGTTCTTCTAAATGGGAAGGTCTTGGATTAGATGCTGGTTATATAGCTCTGTTAGATACAGAAGTATTCGGAACACCGATTACTAAACAGAACGATAGTGCTGTACCAGCTAAGGCCACAACGGTGTCCAGATTTCCAACATAGATTATGAATTGTGGGTGAGAAAGTTACCCGGCAAGGTAGTACATTATGAGGAAGTTTAACTTTAGATAAGGAGGTGATATTGAGTTATCATGAGCGAATTTCTTTAACTTATTATTTAAGGAGGACACTAAAAAATTGACTTGACAGAAATGCCAAGTCATGAGACAATTAATAGAGTCGAGTAGATTGTGTAAGTCAATCCGCGTTTTAGAGGAGCGTCAATCTACTCAATTCTTTTAATACCATTTATTATGACAGGAGAAAATAATGGAAACTAAAATATTAACAGTCCAAGACCTAGCAGGTGTTGTTTCAATCATTGATGTATGCTCAGCTCGAGGTGCATTCAAAGGTGAAGAACTAGCCGGTGTCGGAAGACTAAGAGAATCTTTTCTTGCTGAAGTGAAAGAACAACAAGGTGAAGTACCAGCTCCAGAAGCTGTTGAAGCACCAGTTCAAACTACAGAAGACGAGAACTCTGATTAATAAGCTTATAGATTAGAGGGATTAACTTCCCTCTTTCTTTTAATACAATAATAAAATGCCAATAAAATTTAAACAATCAGCTACAGTAAGAGATAGACAAACAGGTAAAGTAAAAACAGAACACTATTATATTAAGTGTATGTCTCAAACTGAATTATTTTCAGAACTTAACAATTCATCTACTAAACCTAAAGCTAAACAGAAAATCAGAAATGAATTAGATCGTAGAGGGATTAAGATTCAATGGGTACCTAAAGTATCATGACCGACTATAATGATTTCGGATTTACAGCTGTAGATCAAGAAGAACTAAAAACAAAAACAGGTGAAGATGCTACTGTTGGAAAAGAAGTTGCAGAACAACTTAAAGCCGTAGCTAAATCATCAGCAGGTCAAGCTAACTCAGCACAGATAGAAGAACTAGATTCCAAGTTAGACTTACTAACAAAACTAGTCAGTCAATCATTAAATGAATTAGATGATCATAAAGACAATTTATCTCAGATAGATTCTAATAAAGAATTAGATTATAAAGATAGATTAATCGAATGTGAAAAACTCATTCTACCATTACTACAAAACTTAATGAAGAATGAAGATAAAGAATACATCTATTGGCCAAATCGAAAAGCCATCATACAACAACAAATAGACAGATTACAAAAAATTACACAAAAGACTTGATACCACTAGTACACTTTTGATATACTAGATATACTATGACTACATTAACTATAATAGAATACTTTTCATATATAGCAATACTATTGTTAGCTATGTATAATGCATTCAAAATCGGAGAGAAATCTGGTTCTGTATATATGCTTGACTATTTAAGAACTAATAGTTATGAAGACCCGAACGGTAAAGAACAACCTTTCTTAAGTGATACAGGATTCAATCGTTTTATGTCTCATATAAGAAATGAAAAAAAGAGTGAGTTAAATGGCTGACTCAGACTTTACTATTAAAGGTAATATAGGTGATGCTTTCATTCGAATAACAAATGAAGGTAATGTAGAATTAATCTTTGGTGAAGATGATGTTTCTCTTGTAAGAGAGTTAGATTGGGATTCACATGAGATATATAAGACGGCAGTACAGTTCGCTCTAATGATGGATAGTTATGTTCGTAACTCTAAAGCATTAGACGACCTGATTACTCATTCAGTAACTGGTAGTATACCTGCTGAGTTATTAGATAGTGGTCTTATGCCAATCTCTTTAATGGGTATTGATGATGAAGATGTAGAAGTCAAACATACAGAAGAACCTATAGAAGAACCTTCAACAGAAGTAAAAAAACATGATAATGTTATTCAATTTAAAAAAAGGAAAAAAGATGAAGATAAGTGAATCAGCGACTAATAATAAAAAGTTGTACAACGGTAAACCAAGAGGATATTATGATCCGTCACCAGTAGAAGTATTCTTCACTAAGGTTGGACAAGAAATATTTAAATTTACAAACGACAATCAACATAAGACATTGATGACAGACGAAGATTGGATTACTCATTGTGACGCCGCGAATAAGTGTGTCAGGTTCGGGACATTGTATGGACCGAAAGAACTAAGTGATTTTAAATCAGAAGAATTACAAATCGTCAAAAAATTTGTGGAGACAAAAAAGAAATGGATTTAGAAACAGAAATAAAAATTTTACAAGACAACATTCGATCATTACAGAAACAATTAGGACAAGCTCATCAACGAATAGGTGAACTAGTAGCTGAGAAGTCTCACTCTAATGAAGAAGTAGTTAAACATAAACAATTCATTCAAGAGATATCTCTACAATTAAAAGAGAAAGAAATTGAAGCTACTAAAAAGATGCAAGAGAAGATAGATGGTATCGCTCAAGTAATGGAT